TTTTCTATAGCCTTTGGAGTATTAGGAACACCTAACACTTCTGATATCATGTTAGCTGCCATTCCTCCCATCGGTCCACCCAAAGCAGTTCCTAATGTAGGTGCAACAGCTCCAACTATGTTTTTTAATAATGCTTTCATTTCAGGCTCCTAATACCATATCTTGTAATTCTTTACTTCTTCTACCAACTTGCCCATACCAACGACTATCTTCCATTTGTACAGCCATTTCTTTCCAGTTGTTTTCTCTACAAGCCCTCATCATATTTTTAAACTTTGAAAGTCTTGTACCACCTAAGTTAAAACACATATTAACTAATACTCTTTGTATAACTTCAGGTAAGTTATCCCAATCTTCATGGCTTCCAAAGACATGTATAGCTTCCATGTAGTGTTTGTCAAAGTCATCTTCATAATACATATCGACAACTTCTTGAGATACAGATGTGCCAACTGCCCAATCATATTCAGGGTCTTCGGGTTTGCAAAGGTGTCCAACTCCTAAAGTTTTATATCCTAAACTATCTTCATAGATGTTTAGTACTTCGCCTTCGTGTCTTTTAATTTGTTCTTTACATAATTCTATATTCATAATCCTAATCCTATTTCTTTATATGGTCGGATAAATTTATTTATCACAGACTGTTTATATCCACCAGCTTTTAAAGCATCTACTGCTTCTGTTACAGTAATATCTTTATCTTCTAATAAATCTTTTATCATTGTTAAACTTACAAATCTTTCATCTACAGTTTCATCTAACTTTTCTAAATGTTTTCTATCTAAATAACTTTTTCTTAATTTCTGACCTCTTTTACTAGAAGCATTGTCAATAGTTTTGGTTAAAGCTTTTGCTATTCCACCAGCAACATAAGGCTTTCTTAAACCTAGTCCTTCCATTTGTGATTTAAGTTCTCTATCTTCAATGTCTTGTGCAGCTTCTGAGGTTGCGTTAAAAGGTCTACCTGTAACTCTACTTTGCATTTCGTCAGGTTCATCTGTAACATTAAATACATTTTTAACTATACCACCTTTGTTAAATAAAGGTTTAAAAGAATCTTTTTTTCTTCTACCTGTAATTGGTCCAGAGCCAAATAAATTACCAATGCTAGGAGTATCTTCTGTTAATAAAGATTTACCTTGGTCAATTTTTCTAGCTTTTGTTCTTAAATCTTTTCTAGTTCCCGGACCAAATATTATATCATAAAAAGATTGATAAGGTAAATTAGTAGCTGCTACTTCTGCTAATCCTCTTCTATATGCAATAGCATCTATAACATCTTGAGGTAATGGTCCTGCAAAAGCTTTTAAAGAAGAAGTAATTAATCCAGATTTTCTAGCATCACTTGCGTCTGTAAATCTATTTACATAATCTATTGGACCCATTCCTCCCCATCTTCTATATGCATTTAATATAACTTCACCAGTTGGTAAATCTTGACCGGTTTGATAATCTTGTAAAGATTTTCCTTGACTTCTAATTAAATTACCTATGTGTGCAACTCCAGTCATTAATGCAACAGTTGGTATTACTTTAGGTAAGCCTACTTGTAAAGGATATGTTTTCATTTCTCTTACAAATCTTTTTAAAATTGTATTATTAAAAACAGTAGGATAACCAGCAAACTGTGTTAATAAAGAACCAGCAGGACTTGAAAACCATAAAGGTCTATTAGCTTCTGCAGCACTTGGATTTAATATTACTTCTTTAGTAAATCTATTAGCTCCACCTAAAATATTATTTTTGTAAAAGTCTTGTTGAAAACTTTGAAGTTCTTTTTGTGCATCATTCAATGGATTAAATAATCCTTTAGAAGCATTAGGATTAAACTCTCCTTTAGAATTTAAAGAATTTTTATACCACTGTAATGCTGTTGTTTTATTAATACCAAGTTCTTCTAATTGACCATCATAATATTTAAGTAATTTTTTATCTTTTATTAAAACTTTACCTGTAGAATGATTATATAAATCTCTAATTCTATTTCTAATCATCATTTTACCAGTAGTAAATGATGCTAGTTGCACAGCCTTAGTCCACTGTGTTAATAAGTTAGATTTAAAAAATGCACTTTGAGCTTCTTTAACTGTAAAAATTCCAGCAAATGTACTGCCATGTAAAGCTTCACCAGCAAGTCCAGCTATTCTTTCTTGAACAGATTGTTCTAAAGCTAATCCAGTTTGATAAAGTTCTTGCCACTGCCAGTCATCTAAATCTTTAAATCCTTTTTGAAGACCTGCAGCTTTAGCATCTTTTACAGTTTTAATGTCTGCAGTACCTATTCTTTTAACAGCTTTAATACTTCTATCTACTATATTGTTACCTTCTTTCACTAATCCATTAGCAATAAAACCTAAAGTTTCTGGAACTTCATGAGTTCCTACACGACTTAAAAGAATAAAAGGTTCAGTAATACTAGATAAAGTAGCAAAAGGTAAATGAGCCATTTGCTGTGTAAGCTTACCCCAATCAGAAGCTGCTCTAGCAAATTTACTTTTACCTATTAGTGAATCTTTATATTGTTCTATACCAGTAACTTGTTTAAAAAGTGTTCTAATTTTATCACCAACTTTATTAGCCTCATCTCCTCCACCTAACTCATCAATAATTTTAGATACTTCTTTTTCATCAAACTCTCTTAAAGTATTTCCAAAATATTTTTTACGAGCCATAGATTGTGAAATATCAGTAGTGTATTGCTCTAAAATATCTTGAACATCACCTTCTAAAAATTCATCTAAATCATTATCTTTTAAATTTCTAAATCTTCTAGCTTGAAAATATCCGTGAGAATCACCCACACCTTTTTGTCGTAAATCAAAAGGAGTATATCTATACTGTAACATGTCTTGAATAATAGCATCGGCTTTTAACTCTTTAGCTTTATCAAGTTCTAAAGATGTTAAATCTTTTACCTCAGTTACTTTTACAGATTTACCTTCTTTAATAATTCTTCTTTTACCAGCAGCTTCAGTAGCAAAATTTCTACCAAAACTAGTAATGTCTGTTCCTAAATCATCATACCTACTAACTTCAATAGACTTACCAGCATCGTCTAATATTTCATTTCCTTCAACATCCTTAACTTTAAACATTTCTCGTTCATTAGTAGGGTCAGCATGTCCAGATTTAATTAATAAGTTTTTAAATTTACTATCTTCACCTAATCCAAAATCTTTTTCAATACTAGAATAATTAAAAAATCTAGGGAAGTACGCACCTTTATTTGTTGTGTCTGGTCTAAATAATCCTAAATCATTAGCTTCATCAAATATATCATTTAAAATTTTTCTTGTTCCAATATACGCAGTAGCTAAATCTTCATCTATTAATATATCGTTATAAGATTTACCTATTAATTTATTTACAGATTCATCTCCTTGTTCAAGAAATGTTCTGCCTAGTTTCTCATCTCTTAATAAAAACTTTAATGAATTATTTTGTTCTTCTAATAGTTTATTTCTATATCCAGTTCTATATAAATTATTAAATGATTTAGCAAGACCATAATGATATTTACCAAATAGTTGACCTATGTATTCACCATATGTCCATTGTGTTTCTGATTCAGAACCATTTAAAAGAATAGCATTTTTTTTACTTCGTTTCCCTTCTGTAACTAAACCAACATCGTAATCATATCTAAGTTTTCTTAAAAAGTTTTCTAAAGTTGGAGACTGTTCTACTAACTCTAAAAATTCTGTAGTAGGTTTACCTATACTTTTTGATAATGCCCAGTTCAAATCATGAACTCTTTTGTCTTTAAATTTTTCTAATCTTTTACCTACATCTGCAAAAGGTTTATTTGTTTCAGGATTTAATGGAACCCCATCTTTATTAAACTTTACTAAATCATCATTAACATTAAAGAAAATATCTTCACTTTGTTCATCATCAAACTTATGAAGTATTGCATCGTTTTCATATTTAGCTAATTCTAACTCTCTACTGTTAGGACCAACAAAATCAATATTGTCTTCATTTACAAACTTAAATTCTTTATCTACAAATTTAGAATGATACTTACCACTAGCAGCACCAATGGCTCCACCCACACCAGCACCGAAACCTGCCCCTACTCCAGCCATAGCAAGAACTTGACCATAGTCTATGTCTTGACCCAAGCCTAAATCAATATCCATGTCTTGCATAAAATAATTATGTACGCCTCCCCAAGCCATTCCTTCTGCAGCACCATATAAACCATAAGACTTTGCAGTTTCTTTAGTTATAGCATCTTGTAATTTAGCTTTAGTTAATCTTTTTACACCTTGTCTAGCAGCCTCACCAATAGCAGCTCTACCAGCTACTGTAGCTCCTCCAGACGGTATAGCAAAAAGACCTGTTATGATATTAAGAGGGTCTAATAAAACATCTCCTGCTACGTCTTTAACCATTCCAAACTTTTCTTTAAATCCTCTAAGTTCAGAATTATTAAAAGCATCACGTAAATATACGTAATCTTCTTTTTGGTCTTCTGACCACTTACCTGTTTGAAAAGAACGTACTACAGCACTACCTAAACTATAATCAGCATCTCTTAAATATTCAAATATATTTTCATTACTGCCAATACCATCTAAAAATCTTTCAGCCCTTACAGCAAACTCAGGGTCATTCGCAAGTTGAGTTAAGCTTTTTTTACCAGTAGCAGAAGAAGTAATTGTTTTAACAGGAGCAATATCTTTTTGAATTTGACTATCTAATTCAGCCATTTGTTGATAGCCAATAGGATTGTCATCTAATGAAGGTTTATTTATTTCACCAAAGAATGAGGCTAAATTATTTTCTCTTTTTTTTGTAGGGTCTTCTAAGTTTTTATTACGCATCAGTTCTTGATACGCTTGGAATGTATATCTAGACATTTTCTTTTAGGAATTTAGCAAATCGTTTAGCTCTTTTAGGAGTTTGTTTAGCCCATAAAGAATTTAAAGCTTCATCATGAGCAGCTTGTCCGTTTCCTTGTCTAATAGCATCAAACATATTTTCAAACTTTAATCCTCCGTCTTTGCCAAGTTGATAGAAAAACGAAACCCACTTTTCTTTATGATTTTGATAAATATCTGAATTTAATAAATTCATTTCTGTCATTCCTTCTTCAGCTATATTAGAAAATTTAGTAATATCATT